GGCGCGTTCTCGCAGCCTGCGCCGCTCACGATCTGCGCGCCGGCAATGCTCGGGAACATCACCAACGCAGCGATCAGGGCGCGCACGGCTTCCTCCCGGGCCTGCCCAGCTTCAACGGCGGCTCGTCAAACAGCCTCTTGAAGTCCGTGTACACTGGGCCGAGTGCGTGCGCTTTCTTGATTTGAATGCGCAGCATGCCGATGGGCTTGGGCTTTATTTTCTCAACCCGTCGAGAATGCCGAGCACGCTCCAGTGCCGCGACATGTCGCCCGCGTTGCGCTTTGCCTCCTTGCCGCGCACGCGCAGCCACTGCGAGAGCTGGAGCGCGGTCTCGTACGGCAGGTGGATGGTCGCGTTGCCGATGTCGAGCCGCACAAGCTCACCCTCGCATTCGACGGCGATGCGTTGCTTGGACAGGAGCGGCGAGGGCGCGGTCTTGCCGGGGATGATGACGTTCGACATCAGATCGCCTTCGCCTTCCCGGCCTTGACCAGCTTCTTTCCCGTGGCCTCGCTCGCGGTGATGATCGTGCCCTTGAGCCACGCCTGCGGCTCGCGCGCCGAGCGCACAAGGGTCGCAACCTCCGACCCGTTCGGCTGACGCTGCATCTTTGTTTGCGCCGCGCGCCCGGGCGTGTACTTGAGTACGCCGCCCTCCATGAAGTCTTCCAACAGAACGATTTGCATCAGAGTCCCCCGATCAATCCAACGTGATGTCCAGAGCGCCGATCGCGAACTGCGGCGTGATGCCAGCGCTGACGGCCAAGCTCGCGGCGAGCGCGCCCCACAAGAAGAGATTGCCAGCGCCGCTCGCGTCGCTGCCGATGCCGAAGTGGGTCTCGGTCTCACTGCCACCGGTCGCCGCAGGGAACGTGACCGCTGCGTCGTTATCAGCAACACCTGCGGCGACCGACCAGCCCGCCGTCGATCTCGCGACGCTGACGCGCGCATAGCTCGTGTACGCGGCCTCGCTCGTCGTTTGGCTGCCCGTCTCGTTCGGGTTCGCGGTGTGCACGCTGATGTAGAAAACGCCCGCGGTGACAGAGCCGCGCAAACCACCGGCATCGCCGACGTTCGCGTAGTTCGCGTTCTCGAAGATCAGCGAAAGCAGCCCATTTTCCAGTACGTTCGTTGCGCTCATTGCAGTGTCCCCTCGGGCCGCTCGGCCCTCTTGTTGCGCTTGATTTCAACGCCGCTCGGCATTCCATCCTCACCGTACTTGACCTCGCGCGGCGCGTCCATGAAGTCGCTCATGTCCTCGCTCAGCCCGGAGATCAGCCCCAACAACCTCTCCATCAGCCCGTTGAGCTGGAGCATTGCCTGCTCGAGGCTCTGGCGGTGTGCGGCCGCACCCTCGCGCTCAACCGCCTCGCCCTCCTTGGCCGCCTTCTCGTCCTCGGTCGCGCCCGCGTTGATCTTCGCGATCTCGATCTTGGCATCGCGCTCGGCTTGGATCCGCTCGCTCGCAATCGAGCGCTCGTTGTCCAGCTTGTCCTTGTCGAGCTGGCGCTGACGCTCGATCTCGGCCAGATCCTTCTCGTGCTCGCGAGCGGCCTTGGCATCTTCGTCGGCCGCCTGAGCGGCCTTGAGCTGATCTTCGCGCGCCGCGGCCTCGGCATCCGATTGTGCTTTCACCACCGCCTCCTGCTCCTTGGCCTGCGCCTTCTGGAGGGCCTCGGCCTGCTTGGCCATCTCCTCCTGCATCTGCTGCATCTGCTGCTGCAACTGCTGCAGCTGCTGCTGCGCCTCGGCCAGTTGGCGCCCCTCGCCACCTTCTTCGACCGGGGGGATCAGGCTGTCCACATCGATCCTTTCCTCGAAGCGGCGGATGGTCTCGCGCAGGAGCTCGATCGCCGCGTTGGCCATGTCCAGATTGCCGGTCGCCCTTGCTTCACCCACGGCCGTGATCGCATCCCTGATGATGGGCAGAAGCTGCAGCCACTGCTCCTTGTCCTGAGCGCTGTTCGGTTTTCCCGAGCTGCCGGCGCGCACGCCGACGTCGACCATGCTGAAGATCTCCTCGACGGTCGTCTCCCCTTCTGGCCAGACGCAATCCTCGCCGCACATCTGCACCACTTCCTGCTTGCTGAAGCAGCGCATGCCGATCTCGAGCGCGGCGACGAACAGGTCGCTCATCAGATCCTCGGACACGTCGCGCCGTTCGTCAGAGCGGCTGCCCATCGCTTGGGCCATCAGCTCGGCCTCGGTCGCGGTCTTGGGCTTGATCAGGTTCGCCCGGCTCGCATCCGAGCGGCCGGCGACCATGTCGATATCGTTCCTGATCAGGCTCACGTCGTAGTTCTCGGGCTTGATCTGCTTGCCTTCGAGCTGCCCGAGATCCTGATCGATCGGTATCGTGGGGTTCCCGGACAGGCCGACCAGATCCCTGCGGCTCTTGGCCGCGCGCACGATCGCGTTCACGTCCTCCTCGGTCATGTTGCCCGACTTGCGGAAGAACCTGATCGGGCCGGCGTCCTTTCGATCCTCGGCGTATGCGGTGCGGGTCTCGTCGTACTCGTCCTGCAGGCCCATCAGCAGCTCGACCTGAGACAGCGGGCGCCAGCGCCCCTCGATCAAGTCGAAGCCGAGCACGAAGAACGGGTACCAGCGCTCGCTCGTGTAGCGCGGCGCCGCCGGCTCCTTCACCCAGCGCTGCGAGCCCTTGGCGATCGTGCGGATAACGCCAGCACTGCGATCCCAGATCTCGATCAAGCAGACGTACTGGTCGTCGTCGCGCATGCCCTCGGGCAACGTGCTCGCCGCCTGAGGGATTCCGGCCTTGGACTTCTCGTCCGCGTAGGGCGTGTTGTACTTCTCGGCCTTCTCCGGGTAGTGGCCGAACTTGGTGCGGTATTCACGCACCGTGATGTACACCTTGTGCCCGAGCGCCGAAGCCTCGACGTACTCGTCGAACTCGGTGATGCTCGCGTCGAGAACCAGAAAGTCCTCGGAGCGCACGCGATCGAGCACGAACCCCTTGAACATCTTCACTTCGTTCGAGGAGCGCAGCCCATCAAGGTTTGCCCGAAGCTCATCACGCTTGAGCGCCAGCTCGCTCGGGTCGCTCTCCTTTTTCAGGTCGAGCATGAGCGCCTCGACCCGGGACAGGTTGTCCTGCGTGTCCTGCACCCGGCGCACGCTCACCGGGTCGCCACGGTACTCCTCCTGCAGGCCCAGCTTGAGCACGCCGTACGAGGTGCCCAGAGCGCTGCGTATGTTCGCCTTGGCCCGCTTCTTCAGCTTGGCCTCGTCGATCACGGTCTCGTTCAGGAACTGCTCGGCCGTGCGCGCGAACTTCTTGATGATCGGCAGGCGTTCCTTGGCGCAGCCCTTGCTGGGCTTGACCGCCACCTCCGGGTTCCTCGCGTAGATCTCGGGCACGATCCCGGCGATCGTCGCGAAGATCAGGTTGGTGCGCGTGAGCTTGGTCTTGCCGCCGTGCTTGGTGCCGGCGACGTATGCGCGCAGCTTGGACAGATCGTTGAAGAAGTCCTCGTTGTCCTTCTCGGCGCGAGTGACACGCGCCTGCCAGTGCTTGACCGCGGTCTTCTCGTCCTCGCTGGGCTCGTACGGATCCCGGCGCGGATCGTCAGCCGTTGAGGTGCTGGCCTTGGTTTTCGATGATTCTCGCGCGGCCACGGCTGATCTCCGGATGACTCAGTATCGGCACACCAAGGATGATGGCGACGACCTCGTCGAGCGTGGGATCCTTCTCCCTGTCGTCGACCTTGTGCTTCTGGCCATCACCCTCGAGCTCGTCCTTGATGGAGTTCTTGTCGTGCGCCGAGAGCACGATCGCCCTCGGCACCCGCCCGGCCCGCCGCAGATCCTCGATCAACTCTCGAAGACCTGCGACGGTCAGGGTGGGCTCGGACAGCACCGCAGTTACGCAGCCATGAAGGCGTTCGCGCCGCCCGAGGTGTAGGCCGATGCGCGAAAGCGCATGTACTTCGCGAGCACGATCTCCGCGCCCATGGCGATGCCCGCGGTGGCCGCCGGGATGGCGATCGCTCCGGTGGGCAGTGCCGTGGCATAGGTCACGTGGTCGTCCGATCCCTCGAAGAGGGCGGTGCCCACGAAGACCGCGGCGCCCGGCGTGTTACCGATGAAGCCCAGAGCGGTGTGACGCGGCAGGAACGGGGTGCGGTCGCACACCGCCGCCACGACTGCGGTGCCGCCGAAGGCACCGTTGCCGACCGAGCCGTCGAGCTTCGCGGTGGTCGCGGTCACGCCCTTCAGGGTCCACTCGCCGTTCATCGCCGTCAGGGTAGTGACCCCGCTGATGATGATCCGGTCTTCGTCCTTCAGGCGGTGGCCCGCGGTGACCGTCGCGACGATCGGTGTCGCGTTCGTTCCCCCGGTGATCAGGATGCCGGCCGCGGCCGACGCTACGCTACCCAAACCCCTCGTTTTCATGCTCATGGCGTTTCTCCTCGACCGAGATAGGCCCGGTCAGCCCGCGGGATGGCACCTCCCGCTGGGTGCGCCAGCCGCGCGATCATACGTGAGCCATCGACATCGTCAAGCTCACCACTTCCACGGCAGCCCGCCGATCACGTGGGCAAGCATGTGCCTCATCTTCGGGTCGCTCCTGAGCGTGCCGTCACCGCCCGCGCGCTTGCCGCCCACATCGGAGGAAAGGCCCGCGTTGATAGCCGTCGTGTCCGCCGCATCGCGCACGTTGAACTCGTCCTCGAGCAGCTCGATCGTCGAGGCGAGCCCGTCCTTGGCCAGCTTGAACGCGGACTCGAAGTTGCGGCCCTGAACGACTATGCACTCCCCGGCGAACATCGCACCGCGCACCCAGCTGCCGTCGAGCATGCCATCGACCGAGAACATCCAGACGCGGTTTCGAGACCGGCTGTCCCCGGGGAGAGTGAAGTCCTTCTCCAGTCGCGGTCGAGCGTCCTTCAGGCGGTAGAGTTCGTCGGCCGTGAGGATCCGGCGCACCGCGTTCAGGTCGGTGCGCGCGCTGGCCACTGCCAGCTCGGTCGCCCCCGCTACTCCATCCGGTAGGTCGGTCGCTTGTACGGTGCTTTTTTCCATCCCTCACCCTCCAGCCACGGGATCGTACCCGGTTTCGGTGTGTCGCCGCCCTCGGGCTTGGGAATGAACACCCTGCGCGGCCGGCTCATGCAGCCGTAGCGAAGCCCGTCAGGCGGGTGATCCTCGCCGTCGGTGTCCGCGTCCTCGGGCTTGAGCTCGTCGTGCTGCAGCCCCTCCAGCGTGCGGATCAGCGCCGGGCACGTGTCGAAGATGTAGAGCGTTGGCTCGTCAATCCCGTTCTCCGGGTCGTCCCCCTGCAGGCGCCCGCGGATCTGGTCCCAGCCGGGCATGCGCCGCTTGTCCGCCGGGCGCAACTCGAGCACCCGGCCCTTGCGCTTCACGCTCATCGCGGTCTCGGCCAAGCTCGGCCCGCCATCCTCATCGAACATGCTGGTGTCGACCACGTCGTACTCGATGATCTGGCCGGCCGATCGCGTGAGCACCCCGTCGGCCCACTTCTTGACCGGCATCCTCACGCCCACGTTCTGCTGCTTCGGGTCGCACCCGTACCACTCGCGATAGACGATGAGCGCGCCGCGCGGGATCTTGATCTTGTTGCCGATCGTGCCCTCGGCCTTCATGTCGTCCTCGACGAGCGCGCCCCAGCCGGTCCAGAACGGTTTGGCCGAGCCCCAGTCGGTCATCGTGAATCGCTTCCACTCCTTGGGGATCTCGAACGGCTTGAGGCAGTGGCGCGCCCTCGAGAACTCAGGGAAGAAGCCGCCCGCGATCACGTTCCAGTCGCCCGACTCCATCGCTTTCACCAGAGCCGGGTCCAGCAGGCCTCGCGTGCGCCGCACGTACTCGGGATCCTCGGCCATGCCGATCGGGTTGTCGCCCATCAGCGCCGGGATGAACTGGCGCACCATGCCACCCTCTTCGTCGGGCGTCTTCCACATGTCGTACGGGCGCGCCGAGTCGATGAATGCCTGCTTGACCCACTGGTGGCCGATGTTGCCCGGGTTCGATCCGCACAGCACGCGGGGAAACCAGTCCCACTCGTTGAGCTGACCATGCAGGCCCACCTCGCCCTTGCGGTAGTGCTTGGGGTAGCTGGGCTTGTAGGTCTTCAAGTCCTCCTCGAGCTTCACGCCGACCATGCGCGTGCGGAACCTGAGGTAGCGGTAGATCACCTCGAGGAACGTGGTCAGCTCGTCGACGATGAGCACGTGGATCTCGGCCCCGTGGTACTTGAAGCGGTGCGCCGGATCCTTGCAGTGGCACAGGAAGATGCGGCTGCCGTTCCAGAAGCGGATCTCGGTCTCGACGATCTTGACCAAACCCTCGGCGACCCACACGGCGAGCATGTTGCGAAAGCCGTGCGGGCCCTCCATGTGGTTCTTGATCAGGTCGTCCTCGACCCGGCGGAAGATGTAGACGTTCAGCCCCGGGATCTCGTAGCACCAGCTGATGGCCGCGACGCGCTCGAGGTAGCTCTTGCCGCCGAATGCCGCGCCCCCGTACAGGATCTCGGTCGCCGGGCTCGAGAATGCGGTGTACTGCTTGGGCTGCAGCACCAGCTCGAGCGGAGCCTCACGCGCGCCCACCTACAGCCCCAAGCTCGCGCGCCGCCCCTTCACGGCACGAACCTCGCGCTGAAGTTCAGGAGCGTCTCGCCCACGGTGAGTGATGGGCACTCACGGTCGGCGAACTCGTCGCTCGTGCTCACCTCAGCCCAGACGACGACCGAGCACCAGTACTGCACCCGGCGCGGAAGACACCGCGCAAGCCAATGGCAGAATCGGTCTCTCATGCGAGCCCCGGCTTGTCGATGTCGAGCCGCTGCGGTTGCAAGGGCCCACCAAACGTCCACGTCTGCAACCATATTCGCCCGGTGAAGAGGAGTTTGAGGCGCTCGGTCCAGCTCAGGCGCCAGCAGCTGGTGACGCAATGCTTCGGCGCCGGCCCGCGGTGAGCCGGCAGCGGCAGGTACTCGGGCTGATCCTTGGCGAAGACAGTCGTGTGTCCCGGGAATTCGATCGGGTTCATGCGAGCGGGTCTCTACGTCCGATGGCACCCATCATCGGCCGATCGCTCGCGCCCATCGAGATCACGGGCTCACCGCTCTCGAGGTGCCGGTGCTCGCGCAGGTTCGAGCGCGTCTGGTACACCATGCCCAAGACGTCGCTCATCGATTGCGTGAGGGCGCGCACCTCGGAGCGCAGGATCTCCACCTTCTCCTCGAGGCCGCGCTCGCCCCACGTCTCTCGCTTGGCCGCCTCGATGCCTTCGGGGTATTTCTCTGCCATACCTGCCGTGCCTGCCAGCCTTTCGTTCACGGGTTACTCCTTTCTCACGGTGATGGACAGGACCGGCGTCGCTATCGGCGATCCGTCCGGATTGGCGACCGCGACGCGGTCACCGTAGAGCACGGGCAACACCTTGGCCACGAGCCACTTGCGGGTATCGACCCTCAACTTCATCCACTGCACGGCGGCACTATCGACGCGCACCACCTCCTTGTCGCCCTTGCCGCCCGCATCGAGCGCGCTGAACGCAACCACCGGATCCTCGTCCGCGAGCTGCATCAATTCCTCGCTCTTGTGCGTCGCGTAGCTCGCGCGAGCCTCCCTGTCGGCCGCCTTGAGCATGTCGTTCGCGCTCGGCCCGCGCACGCGGCGGTAGAACGTGTTCCAGTCCGGCATCAGCGGATCGCGCAGGATGTTCAGGAGCGTCTCGCCCTGAGCATGGCGATGCAGAATCTCCAGCAGCACGTCGTCGGAATACTTCTCCTCGACGCCTCCGGGACCGGGCCCGCGTGGGGGGGTAGTGCCCATATCCGGCTGAGTGTGCCTGCCCCTCGCTGTTCAGGCAAGCTGTTCAGGAATTCTCCCGGGGCCGGTCGCCGCCCTGTGGCGACCTGCTGCTTTTAACGAAGGCTACAACCCAAGATCAACTACAAAGACTGAGATAGAGACGGGACAGGCCGTGACACCGTGACAGCACCGTGACCATCCTGTGTGACACCAGCGTGACGCGGTTGCCTCCCGTGTGAAATGGTGGTAGGGTCCCAGCCCACTATGAGACGAAAAACGTGGGATGTTCTCGAGTGGGATGACGAGCCCCAGAGCAAGGGCTGGACGAACCTGACCTGTGACTGCGGGGTTGATGCTGACGTTCCGTGCTCCTCGAGCGGGCCCAGCGTAATCGCCGGTATGGGCATGTCGCTCGTGTTCGATCCTCCCGGGGCCGAGGCGCCAGAAAACTATCTCCCGACCAAGCTGCGCTGCCGCTACTGTCGCCGCATGTACAGCAGGAGCAAGAGGAAGGAGGCCACTACGTGACTTGGGACCATGGTCAGATCTTCGCCCGCACATTCACGGGCTCGATGATAGGCAGGGGTGGTACGGTGTTCGCGGTCTGGACTTACGCGATCGCCAACAAGAGCCAGTACGGCAAGGTCGAGCTGAACCCACATCTTCTGGCGGCTGTTATCGGGGACCCGGTCGAGGAGATCGGTAAGGCTCTGGATTATCTGTGCTCCCCGGACGAGCTTTCACGCACCAAGGATCACGACGGCCGTCGACTGATCAGGGAGGGGCAGTTCGACTACGTCGTGGTCAACGCCGCCAAGTACGGCTACGTGGTCGATCTCGAGGCGCGCCGGGCTGGTGACAGGGAGCGCAAGCACAGGGAGAGGGAGAGGGCGCGCGAGGGTCACACATCGAACGTGCCACGTGAAACATCACCACCGGCCGCGGCGCCGAAGCGCGCGAAGGCTGGGGCTCGTGGGTGCTCTCTGGAGAGCTGGCTCTCCGGGCACGGGGATCACCTCGAGGAGAAGGTGCGCCACATGGCCAACTGGTGCCGCACCTCTCGTGCGGATCTCAACCCGGCCGCCACGTTCGAGTCCTTCCGGGACTACTGGAAGGCGAACGCGAACCAGCGCACGGGCAAGAAGATCGACTGGGATGCGGCATGGCGCAACTGGGTCAGGAAGGAGCCTGTGGCCAAGCCCGGGCAGCAGGTGAGCGACGGCAAGATCACCTGCCGCGGCCTCCCGGGCAAGCCCTGCGGCAAGCGCGTCTCGAGCCACACGGACGGGCTGTGCGATGCCTGCTACCGCGAAAGATGAGCACCCTGCACCTCTACCGCGCCGGGGAGCAGCCGGCCACGCGCTACAGGGTTGGCCTGAACACGCGCAGCCCGTTCTGGGTGACGTGCCACCCGCGCACACAGCTGTGGGCGATGTGCTGCAAGCGTCGTCGCTACGCGAGGGGTCTCGTGGTGCAGGTGTACTACGACGCGATCTACCAGTGGTGCAAGCCCGGGCATGGATGCAAACGATGAGCCAGCGCATCGTGCGCGACGACTCGGGGCTCCTGCGCTTCCCGTTCGATGCGACCAGCTGGGCCCGCGGCATGGCCCGCAGGAACCACTGGTGCAGCCTGTGCCAGCTCCTCGTGCCATCCGGGCAGATGATGTACCGCCCCATGCGCGGACGTCACGCGGGCGCCCGCGGCGGCTACCTCAGGCTGTGCTGGTGCTGCGCCCACTGGCTGATCGACGGCTGCCCCGACGAAGGCGTGAGCTCCACCCTCACCGCGCGCACCGGCCGCCTCCCGGGCTGGCTGGTCGGCGAGACCGAAAACACTTAATCGATTCTTAAGACCTACTACAGGTTGTGGTGTTGCAATCGAGGATATTTTCGTGTACACTGGCGTCGTAGTTCGGTGGTCGGGCCCGGTGCCAGCCGGGTAGGAAAGAGGGAGTCTGGTGGGTCGTCCGGGAGCGCCGCCCTCCCGGGGTTCTCGGGACCGGGAACCGCGGGCCGGAGTCAAGCCACGCAGTGAAGGGAGTCGTCGCGTGCATGATGCACGTCACGGGCTCCAGCGAGGCAGCCTCAGGTGGTCAGTGGTCAGTCGGGATTCAGGTTGGGCCGGGGGTGTTGCTGCTGGGAGGGCCGGACTTCCGCAGGTCAGAGTCTCCCGGGTTCGCCCGGGGGTACTCGAGAGCGCCGCGTCGCGGTGTTCTCGAGTGCCTGTCGCTGCGCTGGGATCGTTCGGAACGATCGAGCGGTGGCCACGCACTGGGGCTTCGCGCGCTGCCCTCGAAAGCGCGCTCCTCGAGAAGGAGATCACCATGGAATCCGCAGTCAAGTCGTTCAACTCGCTCAGCGCGTTCGCCGCGTACGCCGCGGCCAGCAACCTCAGCATCAAGGTCATGTCGGTCAAGGGCTCGCTCTACAGGCTCGCTGCGATCGACGCGTGGGGCAACAAGGTTGCCTACGCTTCCGGCTTCAAGGTGAAGTCGTGATCGCCCGCGTGTTGTTCGTGCTCGCCCTGATCGCCGCAATGCTCGCGCTCCCCGACGCGATGTCGGTGGACGCGGTGTGCGGCAGTGACAGCGAGTGCATGGAGATGCACGGCGGCGACGGTGGCCCCGTGCCCGTGTCGTTCGACAACCTGCACCCGAGCGAGTGGGCGGGTGGGCTGATGGAGCCCGCCGTGTACCACTTCGAGGGCCCGATCGAAGTTCGCTACTGGGAGGCATAGATGGCACGCAGCCCAAGCATCAAGGAGATCAACAGCGCGATGTCGCGCTCGATCCGCAGTTTCTGCAAGAAGCTCTCCCACCTTCGCCCCGAGCTGGCATTCCGCTCGGACGGCCGAGGCAAGTTCGTTTCGCGCATCAACGGTGTGAGCGTCATCGTGCATGGCAAAGTCATCCGCGCCTCGAATGGTGAGGTGGCTGGCTGGCCGATCGCGAACGTGATCTCCGGCGAGACCGAGAGCGTGTTCTACAACCCGCCGTGGCTCGAGGGTGGATGCTCGCCCAGCGCGGTGATCGCTGCATACGACCACCATCGAAAAGGAGCCTGACCTATGGCCAAGAACCTGTTCGGCAAGGCCCGCAAGCCGGGCAACGCATACGCCAACTGCTACAGCAACGGCTGGCGCTGGGAGATCCTGAAGCTGTACAAGTCGCTCGAGGCCTCGCGCAACGACCCGTTCGCGCGTGCCTTCTGCTACGTCCACGGCATCGCCGACGAGTACGGTGATGTCTACCTGCGCGACATCCCGGGCGCGTTCTTCGCGCTCGACGCTGCCTACGCAGACCTGATGAAAAAGGAGGTGTGAAATGTTCCTGCTGCACAACGAGATGACCGGGATGCCGGTCACGGTGTACGCGAACCAAGCCGACCGCGAGGGCGTCGTGCTGGTCGGCTACTCGCACAACCGCAAGTCGTGGGCGCTCGCCGAGTACGTGATGCCCGCCGGGCGCACGTTCCTGCGCCTGCTCCCGCTGGATGAGCACGGCAACATGGACCCGGACGGTGGGCGCAGCGTGAGCTACAACGCGCTGCCCAAGGGCGCGCTCCTCGCGCTCAGGGCAAATGCGGACGCGGTGCTCCCGCTCATCAGGGGCGGCTTCGATCGTGAGGTTGCCCCGGACAGCAAGGGGTGGCATCGCCGCCGCATCGAGTCCGAACACACCAAGGCGGCCAACGTCATCGCCAGCGTGCTCTACGGTAGCTGAGCGTTCAGCCTAGAGGGGCTTCGTGCCCCTCGTGGGTGGATGTTCCACCGATCAACGAACGGAGGTTCAGATGAAACCGAAGTCAATGACCAACGAGGCCCTCATGCGCGACATGATGCGCTTCAGCAAGTACGGCGCGCTCTCCCAGATGTTCATCATCGACGCGCTGACCAAGGCATCCAACCGCGTGGTCGAGGCCGGGCTCGAGGTGGTGCGCAAGCAGATGGGCGAGAACTCGATGATCCACCCGGACGCGTGGTACGGCGTCGCCAAGGAGATCAAGGAGCGCATGGACGCCAACTACAGGAGGGCCGAATGACCACCACCACCCGAAAGCCCGCAACGCCGCTGCCGTGCAACCTTGAGACGTTGCGGAATCCCGAGATGGTTAAACGGTGGTTCGATCAGATCGGGACCGATGCCGCAGACGAGATTGACCGCCTCCGCGCCGACCGCGCGCGCCTCATTGCCGCGCTGCGCGAGTGCAAGAACTATATCGAGCATATCGAGAAACCACGGGCAGGCACTAGCGCGGTGACTTATCGACAGCAAGCGGCTGCGCTGAATACCGCCCGCGCCCTCCTGCGCGAACTGGGGGAACTGTGACCACCACCCGCAAGCCACTGTACGACCGGATCCGCGACAACGATCCGTACGTGCGCCTGTACGCGCTGATCGAGTTGGCGAAGCTCAGGCGCAGGGCGGAGATGGCCGATGATCTCGCGGACGCGCTCAGCAGGATGCTGGCGCAGGCGGCGCTGCCGCCAGACGCGCCCGCCGCGCCAGACGAGCCTTTCGACGAGTGCCGGGCGGCGCTCGATCGCTACGTTGAATTCAACAAGGAGGTGTGACCATGAAAATTTCCGAGATGAAGAAGTCCCTGCACAACGACGTGCGGCGCAACTTCAACGCCGCGCGCGAGTGCGCGAGGGGCATCAAGGCATCGATGCCGGCGGCGGTGCGCCTGATGAAGGCGCTCAACCGCTTCAAGCTCGACCCGAGCATGTACGCGGGCGGCTCTGGCAAGGTCTACTTCACCATCTACCGCGACTACGAGAGCTTCAAGGATGCGGAGCTGGTGGCAATCCTCGAGGCGGCGATCGACGTGCTCGGCGAGGGCGACATCCGCTCCCACGACTTCCCCGAGATGGCCGTGCGTGAGTACAACATCTCGAACGCGTTCTGCTCGTTCGAGATGAACGCCCGCCTCAAGGGTGAAGGTACGCCCACCTGCCGCCGGGTGAAGGTCGGTGAGTCGATCACGACCACGCCCAAGTACGAGTTCCGCTGCGACTGAAGCGGCACGGCCCGCGCCGAGAACACACTGCAGCGCGAGGTCTACAAGGCCGCACTGCCCCGGGGCAATCACGCCCCGGGGACAAGGAAGGAGATGAGCATGGCGATGACGAAGAAGTACTACGAGATGATCGCCGGGATCTTGCGGTACCGGTTTGAGCACGCCACCTTGTGCATGAACAACGAACGGTTGCCAGATCGCATCCGAGATGGCTGGGTGTGCAGGGCGTCCGAGGTGGACTGCGTGGCGGACGATCTTGCGCGAGCGTTCGCAGCGGACAACCCGCGCTTTGACCGGGCGCGCTTTCTCAAGGCCTGCGGGCTGAAGGAGGTCGAATGAAATATCCGTGGATCGAGAAGGAGGAGGAGCTGCGCGACGGCGTGACGATGAAGACCGTGCAGGAGTTTCCTCACGGGCCGTGGAACTACACGATCCGCAGCACGGTTGGGCCCACCCCGGTCGAGCTTGTGATGGAGGGTCTCTTCAGGGACTGGCCGAAAGAGGGCTACGGGACCTACCTCGTGCGTTGGCTCGAGGGTGACAACGATGAAGTCGGCGCGATCGTGCGCCGGTACGATTCCTGCGACTGAAAGGAGGTGAGCATGGCGAAGAAGTTCCCTTGGCCCTGCAAGGGCTACGGTGTGCCTCACGGCTGGGCGGCGGGCCGATGGTGGTTCGTGTGCAGCCGATGCCGCTGGAGCGTCTGATGGCAACCAAGAGCGTGAGACCCGTGACGCGTGAGTCCAGCGCGTTTGTTCGGGAGCGTGGATTGCGACCTGTGATGGTCACGATCCACGACAGCCTCTTGCTGCTCAGGCCGAAAGGCCTGCGCCGCGAGGAGGTACTGGACGTGGCGGCCGCCTATCACACGGCGGTCAAGGTGCGGGTCTCGCGCGAGCGGTTCGAGCGCGCGCAGGCCCGCAAGGCGAAACGGAAAGGAGGTGGTTGAATCATGGAAGCTGAACGCATCACGCCGACCAAGGCGAAGGAGTACCTGCTCTTGCGCGGCGCGAACCGTGTGCTCTCGGACGGCAAGGTCTTGGAGTACGCGATCGCGATGGAGCAGGGGCAGTGGTCCCTCAACGGCGAGACAATCAAGTTCGACGACGAGGGCAAGCTGTTCGACGGGCAGCACCGGCTCGAGGCCTGCGTGTTGGCCAAGGTGCCGTTCGAGACCTACGTCGCGCGCGGCATCAGCGACGAGCGAGCGATGGCCACGGTCGACACGGGCAAGGCGCGAAGCCACACTGACGTGTGGTCGATCGCAGGGCACAAGAACGCGGCAGCGATCTCCACGATCGCGCTGATGTTCTACATGGTCGAGCACGGACGCGTTTCGTGGTCCGGCTACGGTGGGCGGCGCATTCCGCGCAACTCTCCGGTGGCGGCCGGGCTGAAGAAGGTGCCGCAGTTCGCGGGCAACGTCCGCAAGGATGAACTGCTCGCGTGGGCCGAGCCGTTCATGCCCGAGCTGGATCGGGCGGCGTGCGCGGTGTACACGCACAAGCAGCGCATCGCCGGGCCTCAGGCGGCGGGCGCGTTGTACCTGTACGCCCATCGCAAGGATCCGGGGGAGGCCCTCTCCTTCCTCAAGGATCTCTCGCAGGGGGTCGGCCTGAACAAGGGCGACCCGGTGCTGACCGCGCGCGAGCATCTGATCGCTCGCTCGGTTGGCGCACGACTGCCGCGCACGTACGTGCTTGGCGTTCTCATCAAGGCGTGGAACGCGCGCCGCGATGGTCGCCAGATAAAGGTGCTGCGCGTAGTCGACGGCGAGCCCTTCCCGAAGGTGAAGTAGCTGGACCGGGCCGCTATCCGGCGGCCCGGATTTCTCCAAGGAGATCTAGATGAAAACAGGAAAGAGCTTGACCCAGCTGGCGCAGGAGATCGAGCGCCAGCGGGACGCGCGCAAGGATTACGTCGCTCCCACGGAAAAGATGACGATGATGGCGAGCGATGCGCAGCCCGGCGCGAGGCTGATGCTGAACGGCGGCAAGATCGCACCGCTGCCGATGTCTCTCAACCCGCTGGCGCACGGGCAGATGGCGGAGTACACGGGTGTTCCAAAGCCCTACTACGACCTCATGCTGTCTCAGGCGCCGCAGCTGCTCGCGAAGAACGTCAACCACTGGCTGGCGGCTGCCAACGAGAAGCGCATGGTCCGCACGATGGACGGCAACGTGCGGGCGATTCTGTCCGACCGCTACCGGCCGCTGGAGAACGCGGATCTAGCGGAGGCTGTGCTGCCCGTGCTGATGGAGCAGGAGCTGGTCATCGTCAGCTGCGAGATCACCGAGCGCCGGATGTACATCAAGGCCTTCGACAAGAGGATCGAGCGCGAGATCACCATGAAGGGCACCGACGGGGCGCACACATTCCTCAAGGATGTGGTCTTCCCCTCGATCGTCATCTCGAACAGCGAGGTCGGTTGCGGCGCTCTCTCGGTGGCTGCCGGGATCTTCACCGGCGGCTGCACCAACTTCGCCGCGTTCAACGATAGCCGCATGCGCAAGTACCACGTGGGCGGCAAGGCGCTGGACAGCGAAGACGTGTACGCGCTGCTCAGCGATAAGACCAAGGAGCTGACCGATGCGGCTATCTGGTCGCAGACGCGCGACGTGGTGAAGAGCGCGTTCGAGATCGCCCGGTTCGAGGAGTTGGTTGGCCGGGTGCAGGAGACCACGACCCAGAAGATCTCGGGCGACGTGGTCAAGGTGGTCGAGGTTGCCGGTGAGCGCTTCGGGATGAACAAGTCCGAGCGCGGGTCGGTCCTCAAGCACCTGATCGAGGGTGGTGACCTCAGCCGTTACGGGCTGTTCAATGCCGTGACGCGCACCGCCGAAGACCTCGAGGATTACGAGCGTGCGACCGAGTTCGAGCGTGCGGGCGGCAAGGTGATCGAGCTGCCGCGCTCGGAGTGGGAAGCGCTCGCCAAGGCAGCGTAGGGTAGCAGTGCAGGCCTCGTGACAGGGGGCCTGAGCGGCAATCCTGCCGGATACGGAGGTGCACATGGGTGACCGCAGAAACGTGATCATCAAGGACGACCCGAAGAAGGTGGGCGTGGCGCTCTACTCCCACTGGGGCGGATCCGCACTGCCGGGCGTGCTGCGCTCGGCGCTGGTGCGCGGATTGGCGCGCTGGAACGACGCGCCATACCTCGCTCGCATCATATTCTGCGAGATGGTGAGGGGCGCGGAGATGGGCGAGACCGGCTTCGGCATTTCCGCCGGGGACGACATGTGCGAAGCGAGCGACATCGACATCGAGGTCGATGTGGCTGGCCAGCGCCTGAGGCTTGGCAAGGGAAAGCCGTGGAGTTCTTTCAGCGAGTTCATCAAGGGGGTCGGATGAAGAACCTGAAGCTGTGGGCCGCGTTCATCGTGCTGCTGTTGCTGTCGGGGTTGATCATCATCAGCATCCCGGCGGCCGCGGCGGCCGGGATGCGCTTCGAGGCTCTGGGCGGGACGTGCCGCTACTCGGAGGTCGGCAACTACATCTGGCAGAACGACAAGTACGAGATCAACAAGAGCCTCTCGTCCGGGTGCGGCATGCTCGCGGTGTCGTCGGTCCCGAGGAACGCTGGCACCGTCGCGTTCGGGTGGCGCGTGGCCTACACCGAGCTCGGGACTGCGAGCATCATGGGCGTGTACCCGCTGGTCGACGAGGAGCAAAAGCTGCCCGCGTTTGATGGGGCCGCGTGCAACCCATCGACAGCATCAGGGTGCCTCGGTCGCGGCTACGCCAGTCAGAGCGCGCGCGGCGTGAGTGCCGGGTGGGTGGGTGAGTGGCGCGCAGGACCGCTACTCGTCGGCGGTGAGCTTGGGCTCTACGTCTACGACGGCGAGTTCAACGTCACCCTCTATCCCGAGCCTAAGGGGGCGCGCAGCGTGGACTGGATGAGCGCCTCCGGGACGCACATCCGCTGGCGCGGCATCCAAGCCACGCCGTTCGTCGGCGTCACGCTTCGACACGAGTACCTCATGGCAATGGTGCGCGTCTACGGCAACGTGCGCGCGGCTGAGCACGGCTGCGGCTATTGCTCCGGGCTTGCCAAGGGGCCGCTGACGCAGGTTCTCGTTGGTCTCTCGATCAATTTTTGAAAGGAGGTGCACCATGATTCCAAACGTGAACGACATCATCGACTACGAGGAAGGCAATCTGGATCACGAGTCGGCTGCGAAGATGATGCAGGGCATGATCAACAGTGGCATGGCGTGGCAGATGCAGGGCTCGTACGGAAGGGCCGCGATGGCCGCGCTCGAGTCCGGCGACTGCATGCTCGGCGAGGTCGGCCACCGCGACTTCTGGGGCTCGTACGTGCCCAGCAGGAGCGAGGTCAAGGCCGGCACCAAGGGCAGCCGTGCGCTCGTCGTGGAAGCTCACGGCGAGGAATACGCGGCCATGCTCGAGAGCGTGTCGTGACGTTCAGAAGCCGCGGTGAGCTGGAGGCCGAGTACGGTGAGAGCGTGGTCGAGCTCGGCCTCATGTTGGCCAAGGGCACGAACACGCTGGCCGCGCTGCGCACGTACGCGGCCACGCTCGAGCCCGCCGATCAGGCCAACCTGCTGCTGATGGTCGACCACATCGGCAACCTCATCTTCGGGCTGGTGTCATTCGGCGTGGAGAAGCTGAAGCTCGACCAGAAAAATGTCGTGGCGTGCGCGACCGCGATCGACGAGTCGGTCGATGTGCTGCAGGCGACCGAGCAGCAATTCAGTGAGCTGATGCAGCGTCTCGGCGGGTCCGGCAAGCCCCACTAGGGGCTACGACCGGGACCGCCAGATCTTCACCTCTGCACTACCGGCGGCATCGAGCGGCGGGAATCTCACCGCCGCCACCGCCACTACCTGATAGTCATCCCCCCAAGCCACCCCATTCAGTGAGTCCAGCAAGGCCTTCAGCCCGTTGTCCACGTCCCGTTTGCGCCCATCGTTTGGCGGAGACAGGTTGACCAGCACCATGAGCGGGCCGTCGAGCCTGCGCCCGCCAGCGGCCTTGTAGGCCCAGCCGGCGTCGGTCTGCCACTTGCGGGCCGCGGCAGTCTTCACCAGACCCTTGCCCGTCGGGCGCCAGATCTTGTTCACCGTCGGCGGATAAGGCAGGGTGAAGTTTATCTCCGGCTGACCCAGCACACGATCCTGCCAGCCCGTACCTCCCCCTTTGCCGGCAGCACCGTCTCGGCCACCGTCTCGTACCGCCCCCGGCCCACCGAGTACGCATCCGAGATCCTCACCTCGCATGGGAAGGTGCGCTCAGGAGTGTCTCGCGCAAGGCTGGAGAAAAAGGCTCCACCAAAAAGGCCGAGTGCGAGACAAAGACCACAGGCTCCCTGTCCTGCTTGTCGCCACGGTCGTCTCGGCCGCCCACCCCGGGCTCGACCCTCGCCTTGTCCAGACTGCATATCCCCACCTCCGCAACATCCAGCCACGCCACGATCAGCACCGGCAGGAACACGCCAGCCGCGCCCATCGTGAGCATCGAGGTCATCTTGTGCAGCGACAGCATGTACGTGCGGTATCGCTGCTTCCTGACTTTCACCTCCACCAGCCAGTGCTCGCGCACGTTGTCGCCCATGGGCTCGAACACCCAGTCGCACGCGTAGTACTGCGGGGTGCGGTACGGGACCATCAGGCGGGGCGCGCTCACCTCGAGCGCCACCGCGCGCTCGCGCTCGCGGTCCTCCGGGGTCTCGTAGGTTGGCCTCATGGGCCCTCAATCCCGATCGTGATGCGCAGGCCCAGCGCTCGCCCGAGCTCCACCACCCGGCTGAACGCGGGCTCCCTGTTCTGCTGGTGGGCGAAGGCGACGATCCAGCGGTAGCTGATCCTGCCCCCACTCTTCAGGCCGCGGTGCAGCTCGCGATACTTCCCATACCCCCTCAGGGCGGCCCGCACCTTCTTAGTCACTTCCCTGACCTCATTCTGTTGCACGATGGTATCCGTTGGGGTTATGATTGTGCACACAACCCTACCAACCCGGAGGCAGAGATGCAAGACCTGTGGAAAGCGCTCAAGATCTGGCGGCTTCGCGCCCGCCTGAACGCGCTGGACGACCGCACGTTCTACCTGCACCAAGAGCTTCGGGCAACCCAGCTGGAGCGCGATCGGCTGGCCGACCAACTCTTCCACGTGGAGAACGACCGATGGATCTCGAGCAACTGAAGGCCCGCATGGCCGGCATCGGCGGCTCGGACGCGGCGGCCGTACTGGGCGTGCCCAGCGCGAGGAACAGCGCGCTCGAGGTCTACACGTCCAAGGTGGTCGAGCCCACCGAGGAAGACCGGGCGCGCGGCGCGCTGCTCTGGGGCACCCTCCTCGAGGACGCAATAGCCGGGCACTACGGCAAGGAGCACGGGCTCAGGCTCAGGTCTCCCGGGACGATCGTGCGCCCGGGCGAGCCCATGGTGGCCACGCTAGACCGGGTTCAATTCCCTGACCGTGGTGATGACCAGACCATGGAGCGCGGCCTCGAGGTGAAGACCAGCGACCGCGGTCTGGCGTGGCGCTGGGGTCCAACAGGCGGGGACAAGATCCCGGAGGAGTACTGGGTGCAGGTGCAGCACTACTACCTCGTGGTTCCAACGCTGGTGCGCATCGACGTGGCCTGCCTGATCGGCGGCAACGACTACCGCGAGTACCAGATCCCCAAGGATGAGAGCTTCGTGCGCGACCTGCAGGCGGCCGAGCGCGCGTGGTGGGACCGTCACGTGACGCCCAAGCTGCCGCCGGAGCCGGGCGAGAGGGATCTCCAGACCATCAAGCGACTGTACCCGGGCACGAACGGGGAGACCGTCGACCTCTCGGGCATGGCGCACTGGCACGCGGTACGCGCTGACGCGATGAAGAACATCGGCGAGCTGGAGACCGTGCGCGATGTCGCGCTCGCTAAGATCCTGCTCGCTATGGGTGAGGCCGCGATCGGGAAGATCCCGGGCGGCGGGCGCTACGAGCGCAAGCTGGTCAAGCGCACGGGATACGAGGTTGCGCCCACCGAGTACATCGATGCGCGCCACGTCAAGGGTAAAGCCGCATGACGTACGAGGAGGGATGGGTCATGACCGCGAGACAGGCCGCGCTGAAATGCGCGGAGATAGTTGAGACAGCACCCGATCTACTACAAGACTCCACCTTTAGTGGAGCTGCTAGGGCCATCCGCGCCTTCGCCGACACCCTGCGCGACGCGCCAGAGGCGGGGGAGCAATGCGCTGGCCCGTTCGTGGACGCGCGTGACTGCCCGGTGCATCGCAAGGACACGCTGCCCGCTGGCCCGTTCGAGGCCGTGCGCGACGCCATCGCAGTGAGGATGGGGGGACACACCATCCCGGAAGCTTGGAACAAGGCTTGGCGCACATTCCTGTACCTGCTACGCGAGGTCAGGGCCGAGGAGTGCGCCCTCCGCGCCCACGGC